GTTACGTGGGGTGCTGGAACGAGCACTTTAGATAGTTTGACTGATGTAGTTATTACGTCAGTATCATCATCGCAAATTCTTAGCTACAATGGAACTAACTGGGTCAATAGTGCTTCACCAGCAACTGGTGGAGATGATGCTGGTATTGTGTTGGGTGCACGAATTTTCGGATAATTAATATAGAACCAGGAGATAACAAACAATGGCAACATTTACAAAATTAGCGTTACAACCAGCAGGCAGCACAGGTGATGGTTTAGGCATCCTTGTCGCAGCAACAGCAACAGCTGGTACAGCAATTCACACAGCATCTTCTACAACCACCACGATTGACGAAGTGTGGTTGTATGCATACAACAATCACTCATCAGATATTCTGTTGACGATTGAATTTGGTGGGGTGACATCACCAAAAGATGTAATTAAACACACGGTTATTACTCAAGCAGGTTTGGTGCTTGTTGTACCTGGTCTTGTTGTACAGGGTAACGCTACTGCAAAAGTTGTTAGAGCATTTGCTGCAACCGCAAACCATATTTCAATTTTTGGATACGTAAACCGCATTACAGCATAAACAAAAATGAGAAATTTGCTTCGTGCTCAAGCTGGTAGGTATGTGGCTGAAGGGTCTTTGGCTCCTTCAGCTGTTGTAGAAACTGGTTTTGTTAATAATGTTTTTGAAGGGTACACACCACCTCAAGCAACTGGTGGAACCGTAACCTACGTCAACGAGCATGGTATCAGATATAAAACCCATAGTTTTGGCGGCAGCGATACTCTTGTTGTATCTGGCAGTCCGCGCAACAGCGTCATTGTAGGTGTTCGCGGTGGCGGTGGCGGTGGTGCATTCCGTTGGAATTATGGTGAATACGGTGGCTCTGGCGGTGGTGGCGGAATAGGCGTTGGTCGTGGTGAATTAAAAGTGGGCAACAGAAGACTATCTGGCGGAGGAAATAAAACTATAACTGTTGGTGGTGGCGGTGGTTTAGCGGATAATACTTACGGTGGTACTGGTGGTTCATCGCAAGCATTGGGCATAACAGCAACTGGTGGTACTGGCGGTGGACCTACAAGTGGTGGAGGTCAATCAGGTCCTAGCGGTTCTATTGGCTCAGCATCTGTTACTGATGGTAGAAGTCTTGTTGTTAACAGTTGGGATATTTTGGATGATGTTGGATCAGGTGGCGGTGGTGGTTCTGGGGGTCGTTGGTTTGACGCAGGTGGTTACGATGCAACTAATGGTTCAACAGGATCCGTTCAAATTCGTTATAGGTTTAGCAAATAATGGCTACAAAAAAATTTGCTTTACTAGTTGACGGTGTTGTGGTTAATGTTGTTGATGTTGATTCGGATAGTTGGTTAGAGCAACAACCAAACACGGACAACTGGGTAGAATTTACTTTAGATAATCCTGCTTATATCGGCGGAGAGTATGTTGATGGATTTTTTTATAGTCATCAACCTTATAGCGACTGGGTAAAATTTGAAGGCAAATGGCAAGCACCTCAACCATACCCAACAGATGGCGTTCTTTATGATTGGAACGAAAATTTACACAGTTGGGTCAGGCGCAACTAGCTTAATCTTGTTACTATTAACACGTGACAAAAATTAAAAAAATATGGTTCGAGCAGGTTGATACAAAAAATCCAGTACCGCTTCAGTTTGAGCCAGCGTCTTTGCATTTGCCAACATGGTACAAAAAAATGGACCCGTATAAAAATGAAAAACCAATATTGGTAGATGGTGATATTGTTAACGCAACGGCAAAACGTTGTGCCCCTGTTTATGATGCGTTAAGTTTTGGTTATATGGCTGTACTGCATTGTGATTTGCAGATTGACATCAATCAAGTTGGGGACGATGAGTATGATTTATCATTTCAATATGCAAATAAACCAGCGCCGATAAGTTGCCGTGAATATAATTCAAAATATTCTTTAACATTAGATGACTCTTATTTACCAGTTGAATTAACTTGGCTTACAAGATGGTCTATTTGCACCGAACCAAATTCAAGTGTTTTAATTACCCATCCATTAAACCGTTTAGATTTACCTTTTACAACCTCAAGTGGAGTAATGGATACGGATTCTGGATTTTTAGTTGAAACTGGTGCTGCTCCTTTTTATTTAAAAAAGGAATTCAATGGTTTTATTCCATGTGGAACACCAATGTTTCAAGTTATTCCTTTTGAAAGACAAAAATATAAACATGAAGTCCGTGAGTTGTCTGAATTAAATAAATTTAAACGAATTCACAAATGGAAAAAACATTTTGCTAACGGTTACAGAAAAGAATATCGTTCTGGTAAAAGGTTTGAATAAATATAATGCGCTATTTAAGTAGGTGGTTAATCCCATTGCCAGCAATACTATTTGCTTTGGCACCACAAAACGCCAACGCTGAACCAATACCAGGAATCGAAACCACCTACTACACGATTGATGAAATACCGCCAATTCAGTCGGACACCGAATATTTAGTTTGCGGAACCGAGGTTGAGAACAACATCAACCGCAACTACGACTACGAACTATTCGAAGACTGCACCGATGACCTGTTCATGGTCCACATGACAGGCTTCATTGACATACCTGAACACGACACCATAGAGTTCATGCTTGCCACAGATGATGGTGGCACAATGCAAATCGGTGACAACGAATGGGGCAACTGGAACGACCAAGGTTGCTCATGGATGATGTCAGGCGAACTCACCCTAGAACCTGGAAGCAACGCTTTCAATGTGTGGATGTATGAGCATGGCGGGAACTCGTGCATCATGCTCGCATGGAAAATCGACAACGAAGGCTGGGCGATAGTGCCAGACGAAGTGTTCACAACTAACGGAATACCTACCACTACTACATCTAGTAGTACTACTACTACAATCGCATTAACAACTACTACATCTAGTACTACTACAGTTCAGGAGACCACCACATCATGGGAGTCAAGTACAACATTCACGATCCCAACGACGACAAGTATTACTACTGTTGTTCAAACGACTGTCCCTGTAATGACGACCACGACATCTTTACCAGTACCAACGGGAACGACGACAACGACAGAAGTAATAGTTTCCACGACCACGACCCAGCCTGAAGTAATAGAAGTGGAGTTAGGAGGACCTCAAGAAACAATTAGTCCCACCATCGAGACTCTGCCCGTAACCAACATAACCGTAGACGAAACCATAGTTGTCGTAACTGAGACAACCGAGCCCGAAACATTTATAACCGAACCAGATGAAGTAGTTGTGTCTGACACCACAGAACCTGAAACATTTATAACCGATCCTGACGGTCTTCCTGGAGATATTGCTGAACCTGATGTAACTTTTCCTGAAGTAACTCTTCCTGATGATACCGTTCCTGAAGAGATTGTTCTTGACGAAACAGATGCCTCAACAACAACAGAACCGCTAGGGGTATATACACAAGATACAGAAGAAGAATCGCCACAGTTGTCATCATCTACTACCTTACCTGATATCCCAGCTAATGAGCCAGTTACTGACGAACGGATAGAGGAGATCTTAAATACTTTTGTTGAGGCTGAACCTGAGCAGATTGTTGCTGCTATTACCCAGGTGTTGGCTGCAGAGATTACCTCAGATCAAGCTACTGAGATTGCCTCAAGCCCTGAGGTGTTAGCTGCCATTACGGAGGATCAAGCAGAAGAATTGTTTGAGCAGATTGACGTAAAGGAACTAACTGAGGAACAGTTAGAAGAGTTTACGGCAGTTATTCAAGAGGCCCCTACCAAGGTAAAGAAAGCGTTTGAGAAAACCATTGACATCTTTGGCTCTGAGTTTGAGGACTACGTACCTACGGGCTCGAGCATCCCAGTCAAGACACGCAGAACCCTTGTAGCTGCTGGGGCGCTTATCGCAGCAATGCCATCTACTAGAATTAGACGTTAATGAAACGAGTTATCACGTATGTAATGGAAAATACTTGGACATGGGTGGGTACTGGCATGGTTTTAATTACCTTATCGGGCCCTACTTTGCGACAAGCTATGCTTCTTACGGGCGTAGGTATCTTAATACACTCAGTTATATCCCTCACACAAAAGGACACAGAATGAACTCAGCAATTGCAAAAGCTTTAGACCTTGGACAACGACTCGTATCGTTATTCATTGCATCAGCCTTACCAATCATTACAGGTGGAGCAATCCTCGGTGTTGATGTGGTCAAGTCGGCAGGTGTTGCAGGTCTTACAGCCTTGTTTGGTGTGGTACAGAAACTTGCTGCTGCATCAGTAGATGGTGAACTTACAGCTGATGAAATCTCTGCAGCGTTTGGTACAGCAAAGAAAAAGAAGTAATGTCTAAGTGGCCTATCGTTAAGGTTGTACTGCCTGCGGATCTTAAAGGTGTAAAGCCTGGAGCCCTTCCAGCTTCCCTACTTCGAGACGTACAACCTTACGGTAAGCTACATTGGCGCGCAGCTGACGCATACCATGCGATGCGTGCAAAGGCGTTGGCTGACGGCATCAAACCGTTTAAGCCCACATCTGCTGGGGATACATACCGATCGTTAGAGATGCAAACTACGGCGTTCTTGCAACGCTATCAAAAGGAACCTATTGCTGGCGCATCAACCCGTACTTGGGATGGTGTTAAGTGGTACAAGAAATCTGAGAAGCTTGCTAGTTTGGCTGCTCCTGGCACGTCGCAGCACAACGTTGGTATTGCTGTGGATATTAGTGAGGCATCTGGTAAACGCTTTGAGTGGATGCTCAAGAACGCACTTGACTTTGGGTTTTCATGGGAGGTAGTGCCAGAAGAACCTTGGCACCTGCGATATACACAGGGAGATAAAGTGCCAGCAGCGGTGCAAGCGTGGCTGGATAGCCAGAAAGCCGTATGACATGGACGGTGGTTGGGCGTTAATACTCTCTGCTGTTGTAACAGCGGTAGGTGGGGTACTCGTCACCCTTATTGCGCAGTTTCGTAAAGAGAACAAGAGTGATCACGCTGTAGTTGCAGGGATGTTGCAACATATATACAGAAGTGTAGGAAGAGTTGAAACGAAGGTGGACAAGGTTGAGAAGAAACTCAACGACCATGTTGGCGACCATACCCACGGTTAGATAGACCCGTCTGTACCCCCCGTCGGGTTGCCTCAGTCCGACTCCCTATTTCAATCACAGCGCTTTGCCACATGACATGGCAATCGACCCAGGTTCCCCTGTTTACGTCCCACCCCTTGCGACAGGGGCACAACCATGCGTCTAGTAAATTGTGTTCACACAGTAGCGTAATGCTTGCCAAGTTGCAACATGTGTACTATAGTTTGATCGCAGCTCAGAGGGGTTTTGGTTCTTCCCTTCCTTTACCCTCTGGGCTGCACTTAACAAACGGGAGGAAACATGAGCAAATTCAAAGAATCATTAAAGACAAAAATAAAAGTAAATCCACGGGAAGCAATCAAACAATTACTTGATAAAGAATCGTACACAGATTTTGAGGCAGCCTTGAAAGATCAATCTATTTCATCGGCAGCTATTGGCTCTACCCTTAGAGAGTTCGGGGTGCAAGTATCCAACATGACCATCCAGCGCTGGAGGTAACGTGAGTAAATTCAATGAGGTTATTCAACTTGAAAGTAATCTAATTGAATTGAAGAAGGCGTTGCTTTATAGTCAAAGAGCTGAAGCTAAGGCCAAGTTTAAGACAGCCAACTTGATAGAGGCTGTATATGAGGCAGCAGCTAACTCGTTGTTATCCACACCACGCCCAAAGATTATTCCTCCACTCAAAGATTCAAGGAAGAGCAAGCCTGAGGTAGCTCTTGTTCATCTTACCGACTGGCAAGCTGGCAAGAAAACTGTTTCGTATGACATCCCTACGTTGTCCTCTCGCATAGAGGAGATGATCAAGAAAGTGCTATCTCTTACCGAGATCCAGCGAGCACACCATCCAGTCAAGGAGTGTGTGGTCATGCTGGGTGGTGACATGGTGGAAGGCGTCGGTATATTTCCAGGGCAACAGTATGAGATAGGTGCACATCTGTACGAACAAATGTTCGAGGTAGTTCGTATTATTGAAGGGGCTATCCGCTCTCTTGCTCAATCCTTTGAGAAGATGACAGTTGTTTGTGAGTTCGGTAACCACGGCAGATTAGGTAGGAAGGGCGACATGCCAGCAGGCGACAACATTGATCGCATGGCTTACCAAATTGCTGCAAACAATTGCAAAGATATTAAGCATGTCAAATGGCAGATGTCGGATGACTGGTACCAGATATTCCACATCGGAAACTACAAGGTGTTACTGGTGCACGGCGATGAGATTGGTTCGTTCGGAAACATCTTGCGTAAAGTATCCGCTTGGTCCACGGGTGTAGTAGAACCATTTGATGACTGCTACATGGGGCACTTCCATACCCCAACCGCATTGACCATGGCTAATGGTGGGCGTGTTTTTGTGACAGGCTCGCCTGAATCAAACAACGAATACGCCCGTACTTTTATTGCTGCCGTGGGTAAACCATCGCAACGCATTCACTTCATTGACCCAGACAAAGGGCGGGTAACCGCAGAGTACGTGTGCTGGCTATGAGACTTCGCTGCAACAAGTGCGACGCGATTCTTGAATATGATGACACAAAGATGGCCTCGTGTCTCTGCGACCCTGATGCCCCGACTTGGGTGGCAATCACCCGCGAAGGACGAATCATGTCCATGTCGCACGCCAGTTACGAATACCTACCAAAGGCACAATCATGACGCACACACGCGCGCGCCTGTGCGCGTGC